GCAACAACAATTACAGATGTTCAAACAATTCAATCAGGAGTACTTGCAGGACCAGTAACTTTAACAAGTACTTTAACTGTAACAGGAACTTTGGTAGTAATATAATATGTCTAAAATAGAAGTTAATGCAATTGAACCACAATCAGGAACTACTTTAACTATTGGTGCTTCTGGTGATACTATTGCTCTAGCTTCAGGGGCCACGGCTACTGGGTTTGGTAGAACTGGAACAGTAAACTGGAGTTCAACAATTCAAACAACAGGATTTACAGCAGTAAGTGGAAATGGTTATTTTTGTAATACAACTTCAGCGGCATTTACAGTAACACTTCCAGCAACCCCTACAGCAGGAGATATTATTGCGGTAAGAGATTATGCTCAAACTTTTCAAACTAATAATTTAACAATTGGAAGAAATAGTTCTAAAATTGATGGACAATCTTTTGATTTAGTTTTAAATACAAATGGAATAGCAGTTACTTTAGTTTACGTAGATTCAACTCAAGGTTGGAAATCAGTTAATAGTAATTCAGTTGTTAACCAAGCTCAGTATGTAGCAGCAACAGGTGGAACAATATTAACATGTGGAGATTACAAAACTCATGTTTTTACATCATCAGGATGTTTTACAGTATCAAGTGTTGGAAATACAGCAGGATCTAATTCAGTAGAATATTTAGTTGTAGCTGGTGGTGGTGGTGGAGGATCAGAACTTGCTGGAGGTGGAGGAGCTGGCGGATATCGTCAAAACTATCCAAGTCCTACAACAGCAGGTTTACCAGTTACAGCAACCACATATCCAATAACAGTTGGAGCTGGTGGAACCAGAGGAACAACAAATACAAATGCTGGTGTTTCTGGAAATAATTCTATTTTTTCAACAATAACAAGCACGGGAGGAGGAGGAGGTGCGAGTGGTGGTAATGGTACATGGTCACAAGGTCTTAATGGTGGATCTGGTGGAGGAAGTAGAGGAGGAACTTGTGCGTCTTGTGGGGCTACTGCAAGACCTGGTGGAGCAGGAAATACACCTCCTGTAAGTCCTTCACAAGGTAACCCAGGCGGATCTGGTATAGATGGTTTTATTTATAATACTAATTCAGGTGGTGGAGGTGGAGCTGGAGCAGCTGGAAGTGATGCTAGCCCATTAGTTCGAGCTCCTGGTCCGCATAATGGAGGAAATGGTGGGGTAGGATCACCAATTGCAACAGCATTCTTTGGACCAACAAGTCCTTCTTATGGAACTCCAGGACCTGCTTCAGGAAGATATTTTTCAGGAGGTGGAGGAGGAACAACTAATAGTGGTGGTACAAACGGATCTGGTGGATCAGGTGGAGGTGGAGCTGGGGCTACACCAGGACCAGGAGTTGCAGGAACAGCAGGAACAACAAATACTGGTGGTGGAGGTGGTGGTGGTGGTGCAAGTGGTGGACTAGGTGCTTCTGGTGGTTCAGGAATAGTTGTAATAAGGTATAAATTTCAATAATATATTAATATGGCAGGAATTTTAAAAGTAGATACAATACAAAACGCAAACGCAGATAATATTATTACTCAAACTAATAGTACAACATTAACTATTGGAGCAGCTGGTCAAACTGTTTCTTTAGATGGTGGAATTATTAAATCAGGAAGCACAACTTTAACTATTGGTACGTCTGGACAAACTGTTGCTCTTGCATCTGGAGCCTCGTCTAGTGGTTTTGGTGCAACTTATAATGGTGCAGTAAACTGGTCTACTACAGTTAGAACTTCAGGATTTACAGCAGTATCTGGAAATGGATATTTCGTAAATACAACATCTGCAGAAATAACAGTAACATTACCAGCAACACCAAGTGCTGGAGCAATTGTTGGTATTAAAGATTATGCAGCAACATCTGCAACTAATAATATTATTATTGGAGCAAATGGTTCAAAAATCAATGCTGGTACTTTAGATTATAAAATAGCTACAAATGGAAATTCAGTAACTTTTATTTATATAGATTCAACTCAAGGATGGTTAATTGTATATGATGGTTTAAATTCTAGTGCTTCAGCAGATTCAGATTTTATTATTGCAACAGGTGGAACAGTATATACATGTGGTGATTATAAAGTACATGCATTTAACTCAACTGGATGTTTTGTAGTTCAAAACGGAGGTACACCAATAGGTTCAACAACAGTAGATTATATGGTTGTAGCAGGAGGTGGTGGTTCATCGCTTTACGCTTTAGGTGCAGGTGGTGCTGGTGGTTTTAGAATGTCAACTGCTTTACCAGTTTCAGTAGCTACATATCCAGTAACAATAGGTGGTGGTGGAACAGGTGCTATACCTTCAGGACCAAGCCAAGGTCTTCAAGGAGGAAATTCAATTTTTTCAACAATTACATCAAGTGGTGGTGGTGGTGGTGGAAATTTTCCTACTCCTGGACCAGTTACTTCTGATGGTTCTGCAGGGGGATCAGGTGGAGGTATTGGTAGAGATGCTTATTTAGCAGGAAGAACTTCAGCAAATAATGGTAATTTACCATCAGTAAGTCCATCACAAGGAAATCCTGGTGGAGTATATGCTTATGGTCCTGGTGGTACACAAGGAGCAGCAGGCGGTGGTGGAGCAAGTGCTTCTGGTAATCCAGGTCCTGGAAATGGAGCTGGACCAGGTGGTGCAGGTTCTCCAGCAGCTCCTGTTTTTGGAGCAGCTCCTAAAGCTTATTATCAAGCTAATAACCCACTTAATGGTCCAACATCAACAGGTATATTTGCAGGAGGAGGTGGTTCTGCTTCTTATCCATGTGGTTCAGGTGGTGGAACTGGTGGTCCTGGTGGTGGTGGAAATGGAAAACCTAGTCCTGGTAATGGAAATAATGGTTTAGCAAATACTGGGGGTGGAGGTGGAGCTTCCTTTAATTCTAATTCTGGAAGTGGTGGTTCAGGTGTAGTATTAATAAGATATAAATACCAATAAAAAATTATGAGTGAAATAAAAGTAAATAAAATTAGTCCTAAACAAACATGTACTCAATTAACATTGGGCGACAGTGGAGATACAATTATCATTCCAGCTGGTGCAACAATACAAAATTGTGGTACAGCAACTGGGTTTGGAAGAACAGGAACAGTTAATTGGGACACAACTGTTAAAACTTCAGGATTTACTGCAACTAATGGTGTAGGATATTTTTGTAATACTACTTCAGGAGCATTTACAGTAACTCTTCCAGCAACTCCTACAGCTGGTAACATCGTAGCATTTAAAGATTACGCAAAAACATTTGATACTAACAATTTAACTATTGGAAGAAATGGATCTAATATAGAAGGAGAAGCAATTAATTATATTGCATCTACAGAAGGAATATCAGTAACATTAATTTATGTTGATTCAACTAAAGGTTGGGTTGTAGTTAATTCAGGAGATGATTCTAATATTGCACCATTAGCTTTATTTACAACAGCTACAGGTGGAACAGTTACAACTTGTGGAAATTATAAAATTCATACATTTACAACATCTGGTTGTTTCGTTGTTTCTCAAGTTGGAAACAGTCCACTTAATCCTCTTGGAGGACCAGCAAGTGTAGAGTATTTAGTTGTAGCAGGAGGTGGTTCGGGAGGTGGAGATCGTGGTGGCGGAGGTGGAGCAGGAGGAGTAAGATCAGATTTTCCAACACCTGCTGGATCAATACCTATTTCAGCAACAACGTATCCAATTACTGTTGGTAGTGGTGGATCAGGAGTATCAGATAATGTTACAGGTAACACAGGATCAAATTCAGTTTTTTCAACAATAACATCAGCAGGTGGAGGAGGTGGAGCAATAGGAACTGGTTGTAATAATGGTTTAGCTGGTGGATCTGGTGGTGGTGGAGCTGGACCTAGTGGAACAGGTGGAGCAGGTAACACACCTCCAGTAAGTCCACCTCAAGGAAATAATGCAGGAGGTGGAGGGGGAGCACCACTTGGTAGTCTTCGAGCAGCTGGTGGAGGAGGAGGCGGACAAGGTGGAACTGGTGGAAGTGCTACTCCAACTTGTGGTGGAGCAGGCGGTGTAGGTGGAGGATATGGAGCAGGTATTGCAGTACCTACTATTGGAACTCCAGGACCAAGTCCAGCATCTAGATATTTTGGTGGTGGAGGAGGTGGTGGAAGAGATGGCAGAACTGGTGGATCTGGTGGTCCAGGAGGATATGGTGGTGGTACAGCAGGACAATCTGCATCTAATCCTACAACACCTACAAGTAATGGAGATGTAAATAGTGGTGGTGGATCTGGTGGTAGAGGAGTAGATGCTCCAAGTGGAACAACTGGTAATGGTGGATCAGGAGTTGTTGTAATAAGATATAAATATCAATAATTTCTATGCACTTTATTTTTAAAAATTTTAATATATAATAGGAGATAATTATGGCACATTTTGCAAAATTAGGAGTTAACGGAAAAGTAATCGCAGTAATAGTTGTAGCAAATTCTGATACAATTAATGCTAGTGGTAATGAAGATGAAACAGTAGGTATTCAATTTTTAGAAAGAAGTACTGGATGGCCACTTTGGAAAAAAACATCTTACAATACAAAAGCAGGAAAATATTATAATTCTGATAATACAGAAGGTGATCAAACTAAAGCATATAGAGGAAACTATGCTGGTATTGGTTATACTTATAATGAAGATAATGATATTTTTATTGCTAAACAACCTTTTGCAAGTTGGACTTTAAATGTATCTACAGCTTCTTGGGAAGCTCCAGTAGCTATGCCAAAAACTACATCTACTATAGATGGTAAAGAAGTTCAAGATTTATATACTTGGAATGAATCTACAAAAGCTTGGAATAAAGTAACACCTTTAGCTTAAACTTGACTTTAAAATAGTTCAGGCATATATCTTGTGATATGCATAAAAGAGTATTATCTGAAACAACAATTTATCACGATGAGTTGCCAAGTATATCTCACGTAGATAATAATAAAATAAAAAATTCTATATTATCTGATTTTGCTAATTTTAAAGCAGCAGATAATAATCGTTATAAAGATATTAGAATTGGTATGCATCAACATATCACTTGGGTTATGGATTACATGCGAGATCATGTAAGAGGAGAATATGGATTTACATTAATTCCAATTAATATATTTGCACAAGTTCATAGTAAAGGTGAAACTGTAATTAAAAGAAATCATATAGATCCTTATGATATTCATAATTCACCAGATTTTACATTTATGTATTTTGTAGATGCAGAGGATGAATTAGTTATTGAATGGGAAGACCATAGAGATAAAGGAAGATTTTGGACTATACCAGTTAAAACTGGAAAATTTGTTATGTGGAATAGTGATTTAAATTATTATATGTTACCTAATAAAAAAGAGTCACTTAGAATTGCATTACTATTTAACTGTCAAATTATATGAACTTAACTAATCATTATTGGTATTTTCAATCTGTATTAACACCACGATTTTGTGATGAACTTATTAAATATGGAACAGCTCATGAAGAACAATTAGCATTAACTGGTGGATTTGATAAAAAAGACCCTAAAAGATTAAATCAAGAAGAACTTAAAGATTTAAAAAAGAAAAGAGATTCTAACATAGCATGGTTAAATGACACATGGATATATAGAGAAATACACCCTTATATTAAAGAAGCCAATAGACAAGCTGGATGGAATTTTGATTGGGATTTTTCTGAGTCTTGCCAATTTACTAAATATAAGCTAAATCAGTATTATGACTGGCATTGTGATAGTTGGGATAAAGTTTATGATAAACCAGATGATCTAAATTCACATGGTAAAATCAGAAAGTTATCTGTAACTTGTTCATTATCTGATCCAAAAGATTATGTAGGCGGAGAATTAGAATTTGATTTTAGAAATAATGATCCAGATAAACAACAAACTATCAGAGCATGCACAGAAATATTACCAAGAGGTTCAATATGTGTGTTTCCAAGTTTTGTTTGGCATCGTGTTAAACCTGTGGTAAAAGGAACAAGATATAGTTTAGTAATATGGAACTTAGGATACCCTTATAAATAATATGACTGATAATACACAAAAAGAAAATTATTTTAATTGTCCAATTTGGATAGAACAAAAACCAGAGTTTTTAAATCTTGCATTAGCAGGATCTGAAAGACATGTAAAAGAAGCTAAAAAAAATAATAAAGAATTAATTAAATCTACAAAAGATTTTGGTTTTTCACATCATTCAGGTCCATTACAAACAGATCCAGTATTTAAAATAATAACTAATTATATTGGTCAAAGATCTTGGGAATTTTTAGATGCTCAAGGGTTTGATTTAAAAGACCATACGTTAGTATTTACTGAAATGTGGGTACAAGAATTTGCTAAAAATGGTGGAGGACATCATGATACTCATGTTCATTATAATAATCATGTATCTGGTTTTTATTTTTTAAAATGTTCTGAAAAAACATCTTATCCAATATTTCATGACCCAAGACCAGGCGCTACGATGACTAAATTACCTCTTAAAGATCCACAGGCTATAAGTGATGGATTAGAAGCAGTTAACTTTAAAGTAACTCCTGGAACAATGATATTTTTTAATAGTTATATGCCACATCAATATGCTGTAGATCATGGTAAAGAACCATTTAGATTTATACACTGGAATATACAAGCAATTCCAAATATGGCATTTAAACCGATTGGACAAGCATGAGTTTTAAAAAAAATAGATACATAATTATTAAAAGAGCAATTTCTAATGAACTTGCTACATTTGCTTACAATTACTTTTTAATGAAAAGACAAGTTGCAAGAACTTTATATGATTCAAGATATATA